GACCATCACCAATATACAAATAACAATCGATGGATGAAAAAAATGGCATTTGGCCTTGTTTTAAATTTTCTGGACTCACAATAAAACCATTAAATGTGTATGACTTCTTTTTATTTCCTGGTTTATTATATTCGTCTGCTTTAGGTGTTCTTTCAATCTTTTTCAAAGAAACACCTAATAATTCTTTACTTTGAGCCAAATCATAAATTTTTTTATTCAATTTAGCCCAACTATCTGTTGGCATATCAGGAAGAGTTGATTCAGTAAGACCGAATGTTGTCATCCAAATGTCACCTGGATTCCACTTATCATCACCAAACGAACCTGGTGCTTGTGGTGTTCCACTTTTTTTATCTGCAGCTAAACAGGCCTGTTTGAAACTAAAAATCTTTTGATGAAATTTAGAATCTCTGTGAAAATAAACTGTTTTACCTGATTTCATCTTCCAATCTTTAAATAACAAATTTGCAACCATAACATAAGAACGAGCCCATTCGGGAGGTGTTTGGTCTAAAACATCTTCTAAACTGGTTTTACCAGTATCAACATATTTTGCCGCCGCTTTAAGATTAGATAATGATAAATCTTCCCATTTGATTGGTTTTTTTATCACATTAAAAACAAGTGATGCAACATAACATTGACCACTTTCTGTAATTGCAGTTAAATCTGAACCTCCACGACTACCTCCTCCACCACCAAAAGCTTTTGATTTTTTAAGGTCGGATATTTTGTAATCTTTTCCATCAGAACCTTTAATTTTAATAGCAGCAAAAGCGCTTTTATCATTTAATTTTAATGCAATAATTTTTCTTATTGCATCTGAATTTTTGGCTTTCGGAAAAACCATAGATACTTCTTTATTTCCCGAAGCAAAAACTTCCAAAGGTTTGTTTGAATTGATTGCATCCAACAATACCTTTCTTCTATCCGGTCTTTTAGGATTCGGAAGTTTAAAAAATTCATCAGCAGTAAGTTTTGCCATTTATACTCCAATTTAACGGAGTATTTATGTTATCATGCCTACCGAATAATGTCAAGTTCTTTGTCGCCTGTCCAGACTTCAATCTCCGAACGCAATCTTCCTTCAGTCTTTAGATTATCATATCTGGACTGTGCTTTCTTCTTCCACCACTCTATAATCGATTCCAGATAGTGTTTGTCATAGTTCTCTTTGTCTGGTATCAACTTATCTGTTCTTCCCATAACTACATCGGTAAAGTTACTGAATCCATAGTTTGAGGCATAATACCGTTTCTTTTCTGTCAACAATAAGGCATTTTCAATTGTCTTACCGAACTTCTCACCTTCAGGTGTTCCTTTGAGTGCCACTTTAGTCATTGAAATAATCGCATTAGAAATTTTCAATTTGCGAGAAGATGCATCGGCAGGTACAAACTCACCTACAATATTTTCAACATAATCTTTCAAATCTTCATATGGTTTACCATGCATCATTGGAAGAAAATTAGAATCGGTAAGTCCTTTAAATCTTAACAGAGGTTTCATGCCATCATATTGTGAAGAAGATTTCGAACTACCATAAAGACTGGTAGTTTCAAACAAACAAGTATTCATGCCATACTTCTTGTTCAACATTTCACGAATTTCATGTGAACAACAAATCGCTGCCAATAGTTTACCACCAAGATAGTTGAAACCAAAAGGTTGAGAAGGCACAATCACAAAACCCATAATCGAGGTGTGATTAAATGATTTAGAAGATTCTGGTGTTTGTGTGAATACACCATCAAGCATTTCATTGCGAGGTTTCATATTGATAACAGGAGAACCTAGTCGAATGAAACCAACCCACTTCTTTGTTTTCTTTTCTAAGATTGCCAATCTCAAACAACGGCCAGGAATACTGGTCATATTTGAGTGTGATGAAATCATATTGAGATAAATGTCCCAAGTATCTTGTGGCAATTCAACAAGTTCAAATTGCATGTCACTTGGGTTGATTGTAAAATCTGAAAACAAATCATCTTCAGGTCCCATGCCAAATAAGGCAGTTGGCCTTTCTGAAAGACTATTCAGTTTTTGGTCACGAATGTAATCATCGATTCTTTCAAATCGGTCAAAATAATTTGAGAATACACTCGCACAATGTATTGCTTGGTCTTTTGTCAAACTCATACCTTGATGCCATCAAACTTCGCATTTAAGTTTCTTTCACGACCACCAAAAGTATTTAATGGTGGTGTGTCAACATCTTGTCCTGCATCAGCAAGACCTTCCTGTGCAGTTTGTTCTGCATCATACAAACGCATTTTTGTTCTATCGATACCGACAACAAATCGTTTGTAATAGTTGGGGTCAGAATAACGATTCTTCAATTGTTTAACGAGAATTTGATTTAGACCTTCAAGTTCTTCATTTGATACAAGTGCAAACATAAAATCGGCAGTTGCAGGCAAACCAAAAGATTCTGAAGTATCTTCAAGACCTGGATCCGAATTACTGAAACCAGAGCGAGTTGTTTGAGTTGCTGAAACCACAGGTAGTGCAAACTCAACGGCAAGACCACGAAGTTCTTCAGCAATTGATTTGATATAGGTATAACTGTTCACATTACCACCAGGTTTAATTCTTGCTGACGAACAAATGTTTAGATAGTCAATGAAGATAATAGTTGGTTTAAAGTTCTTTTTCAAACGCAATTCATTTAATAATGCTCTGAAATGTAAAACCGAGGCACTTGCAGTAGGATATTCTTTGATGATGAGTTTACCTTGTGTCTTAGATTTCAACACATCAAATTTTCTTTCATAGTCACTACGACTAATTGTTTGTAATTCATTCAAATCAATATTTAGCAAATTAGCATCGATTCGTTCTGCAATCTTTTCTTCTGCCATTTCAAGTGTGATATACAACACATTATGACCTTGACTGATACAACTTGCGGCCACATGGCACATAAACAAGGATTTACCAACACCTGTGCCTGCAAGTGCAATATTCAAAGTCTTAATTGGCAAACCACCTTTTGTAATCTTGTTAAAGATATCAAGGTCAAAACGAACACGGGTTTCTACACGATGATAGAAATCATATCGTTCTTCAAAGTCTTGCATATAATCGTGACCAACATTACTATCAAAAGATACACCAAGTGCATCTGCAAGTAATTGTGGAATTTCACCTTTGGCCTTTTTGCCATTCTTATCATCAAGAATCGATACAGATTCCATAATGGCATTGTAGATTGCTTTATCTTGACAAAACTTTTCTGTCTGTTCGGTCAACCATTGCAGTTCAACCTTATCATCTTTTGTTTGTTCGATATCTCTGAGAAGGTCAATCGATTCTTTTACTTGAGGTTCAGTAAGATTTGTTTTCTCTGTAATGTTGATTACGAGAGATTCGTGTGTTGGAAGATTCTTGTATTTGTTTACGAAATCATAAACTTCTTTGAATACAAGTTTTTCGGTTTGGTCGGAGAAATATTCTCCCTTTATAAAAGGAAGAACTTTTCTGGTATATTCTTCATTGTGTATCAGGTTCTTTAGAATAATCTGTTCTAATCTGTTCATCTTGTGTTTTTCTAGTCAATATTTCGGTGAGTATGTCACCCATAATTATACGAAATTTTTCGTTACTATTCAAGTCATCTATGTTAAAATTACCTGGATGAACAATAGTATATCCAAATTGAAGTCTTGCAATTTCACCTTCTTCAACAACTCTTGCTTTATTATAATGGTAAATGACACCATTGAATTCTTCATTCAATAGTGCCACGCCTGTTATTTCAGAATTATCAAAATCTAAAAAGGTGTAGTCAATACCTTCTTTAAGCATCGTCCGTTTCTTCTTCCAGAATTGCAGTTTCTCCCATAATGTTTCCATATGCGATACCATATTTTCCATTTACGAATTCCTTAAACGATTCGTTTTTAAGTAATGGTTGCCAAAATTCATCTGTTTGCGTGGCATCAAAACGAACTTTGTCACCAATCTCTCCAGTTTTCTGGTCAACTTTTGCATACCAACCTGGTGATGGTTTAGAAATAAAATTACCCTCAATCGCAATGTCGACCAAGCCAGAATACTTTTGAATACCACCATCGAAGGAGACCGAAATAGGAATTTTAGATTTCTCTTTAACATAACGAGATTTCTCCACATTAATAATAAAATTGTAACCTACAATCTCTGTGCCATCTTTCTCTTGTTGACGACCAAGAATGTAAATGTTGTCTGCTGAGTAATAAGAACCTGTGCCACCACCAACGATATCTTTTGGGAACATACCAATCTCTTTGTAAGTATGATTCACAACTACCATTGGAATATCTTTTAGGTTGAGGTGAGGTGTTACCATTCTAAACAATGATTTAACTTGTTTAGCACGGCTCATATCTGCAACAGATTTACCTTCAAGTGCATCTTCTACTTCTTTCTTAGATGCTAGATTACCAATACTATCTAATATAATGATGAGTTTATCACCACGATTCACTTCTTGAAGCTGTTGCATTATATCGAACTTCAACTGCTCAATGTCAGTCAAAGGTGTGTGTAGAACTCTGTCCATATCAATCTGAAATGTTTCAAAGTATTTGACAGGTGTTCCGAATTCTGAATCATAAAACAATAATCCCGCTTCAGGGTATTTGTCCATATAGGCCTTTGCCATCAATAAACTGAAAGCAGTCTTAAAATGTTTTGATGGTCCTGCCCACATAGTAAGACCAGGAATAATACCGCCATCTAATTTACCGCTCAATGCCACATTAATCATTGGCACATCAGTTGGTACCATATCTTTTTCAGTAAAGAACTTTGATTTGGATAGAATCGCACTATCTTTAATCGTTGTATTCTTTTTTAATTTATCAAGTAAACTCATTTTAAAAAGTACCTCCATCCATTTTGGTTATCTTATTTTTAGGTATATGTTCCATGCCTTCTCCTTCATCTACAAAGAAGGATTCTAAACTAGGACCACTGCTCGTGTCAAGCGTTTTCTTCTTCTTTGCCTTTCTGATTTTGATTTCAGGTTCAGGCAATTTAGTGTTTCGTAGTGTTTGTTGTGCTGCTATGAGTAGAAGAATGGCAAGAGGGTCAAACACCACGATGATTATTACAATAACAGTTCTTACTGCTTTATCTATAAATGATGGGTCATCTTTAGAGTAGAATAACTCGGCGATATACTTGATTGGACCAATCTCTGCCGCTAACTTATTTTCTTCTGCCATTAAAGGCAACTTTTCATTTGTAATTCTTTTTAGTTCTGCTTGTGTTTCTTGGATTTGCCTATCAATTTTATTTGATGCTGTCGCTGGGTCGCCTGCTCTTTGTAACAGGTAAGTCAGTTTATCTTTAGCAATCTTTTCTTGTGTCTCTAATGTTTTTAATTGAACACTATTTGCACCAAGAGTTACATTTGATTCAAGGTGTGCCTTTGACAAGTAACCAAAAATACCCATTGATGTGATAAGCATTAACAATACAATTGCGATACTGAAATAGTAACGCATTATTCGCACAGTAACATTCCAATTGTTATATAGCCAAGAAACTGTTACCAATTTAGCAACTTCTAATATTGAACCCATCAATATAATTGGCCAGAATGAACCTGGAAATATTTGTGCAAGGCCTATTACCGAATAAAAAGCGGCAACAGCAGATAAAGCAATTGCAGTTAAAAAAGGTAAAAGAACTTGTGTCATGGGTTAGATTTATGATGTGGAACATCGAATACAAAAGTTATTCGTGTCACATCTCCTATATTTTTTGCACCATGTGGTTTTTTATTATCAAACCAAAGTAAAGTTCCAGGTTCAACATTTACAACATCATCACCACAATGATATTCATATCGACCTTGTATCGATAA